TTCGTCGAGGTCCAGCGTCGTCAGCGCCAGCCGCAGGCGCGTGGTGCCCTCGACGCCGAGCGGGTAGTCGATCTCGCCCGATCCCGACGTGCGGCCGAGGCGAGAAGCGAACAGGGAAGCAGAACAATCTAATGTGGGCGTTGCTGCACAAGTTTGCTGATCGTGCGACGTTCCACGGGCAGAAGCTGGACGAGGAGGAGTGGAAGAACCTCTTCTCTGCCGGCCTGAAGCAGCAGAGGGTGATGCCGGGACTGTATGGCGGGTTCGTTGTGATGCCGGTGTCAACGAAGAAGATGGAGAAGGGTGACCACGCAGATATGTGCGACCTGATGTACGCGTACGCGGCGGATCACGACATCGATCTTGGAGACAATGATGCGTAGGGCGATCGAATCGCTGGTGCTGTTCGTGGTCTCGATGGTGCTCGGTGCGAGTGTCGTCTGGGGCTTCTACCTTATAACCGAGTGTGCGCGGAGGGCGTGATGGGATCAATGAGGGGCAGGAAGAACAGGGCCGGTCTGCCGGTGGGCGGTGGCGAGCTGCTGTACCGCGACGTGCAGGACGAGACCCCGGAGCGCAAGCTGCTGGCTGCGGTGCTGCTGCAGGCATGGTACGACTGCGCCAACAAGAACCTGCACATTGCCTTCACGGCATTCAAGTGGGCCGTGGATCGCTCTCCCATGTTCAACGGGATCTGCCACGAGCTGGGCGCGAGCCCGGTCTTCGTAGCGCAGAAGTTCCGCGACAAGTTCGGTGACCGGTTCCGCCTCGTGGGCGAGGCGTGAATCTCTGCTTGCAAGACGGCGTATAGGGACACTAGACTCGACGCATGAGCAACGCGAGCAAGCGGCATATGGGGAGGGTGGCAGAGCTGGGGTGCTCGCTCTGCTCCATCCTCGACATGACGTTCTCGCCTGCCGAGGTGCATCACATTCGTGACGGGCAGGGGGCCGCGCAACGCGCCTCCGATTGGCTGACGGTGCCGCTGTGCCCGGAGCATCATCGTGGGGCGTCTGGGCTGCATGGGCTGGGCGTCAAGGGGTTCTACACCCGCTACAGGCTGCAGGAGCTGGATCTGCTGGCATGGACGATTGAAAGGTTGACTCGGTGAGCGCATCGCAACGTGACAAGGGGGCTCGCGGGGAGCGCGAGTTCTGCAAGCTGCTGCTGGACGAGTTCGGGTTCGCTGCCCGGCGGAATCTCGGGCAGGCCCGGGACGCCGGCAACGACGTCCACGCAGGCCCGTTCCACTTCGAGGTGAAGCGACGCGCGAGCCTGACGCGGCTGGAGGAGTGGATGGAGCAGGCGCAGTCGAGCGGCAATGACCTGTACGGGGTCGCGATGCGCGCAGACGCTGGCGACTGGATGGTGCTGCTGCCGTGGGAGGTGTTCGCGCAGCTGGCCCGGGAGGAGTTCGCGGCGCACGCGGAGCTGGGGGATCCACCCAGCCCGCGTGATCGTGAAGTCTTCGAGGACGAGGAGGGCTGATGGGCGACCTGAGGACGATGCTGATAGAGGCCGATGCGCTGCGGAAGCAGCGGCAGGCTGTGCGTGAGGAGCGTCACGAGGCCACGCGAAGGCGGCACCGCATCATGGCGATGTCTGGTGGCGGGGAGCGCGAGTGCGCCCGCAGGCGCAAGCAGGCGACGAAGGGGATGCGATGATCACCTACCTTGCTGCACCGTACTCGCACGAAGACCCAGACGTGGTCGAGCGTCGAGAGTGCTCTACTGCTGCTGCTGCTGCGAAGCTCATGCTGGACGGGCACGTCGTCTTCTCGCCCATCTCGCACTCGCACCGGCTCGCGGACTACCTGCCCAGCGAGAAGCGCTTCGACCACGAATTCTGGATGGTGCAGGACTTGCGCATCCTCGAATCGTGCGGGCTGCTCGTGGTGCTGTGCCTAGATGGGTGGCACGTGAGCAACGGCGTCGCGCGCGAGATCGACCACGCTCGAATGCTCGGCATCCCGATTGTCTACATGGACTGGAATTAGCATGAAGCCATCGAACCCGAAGGACGCGATAGGAAGCAAGAAGCTGCCGCTCGACCTCGTGCCCGACACTATCCCAATCTTTGCCGCGACCGCATTCGCGGAGGGCGCCTCGAAGTACGGCTCGTACAACTGGCGCGTTGCCGGCGTGCGTGCGTCCATCTACAGGGCCGCGCTCGATCGCCACCTGAAGAAGTGGTGGAACGGGGAGGACTGCGACCCCGTCACCGGGGTCCATCACCTCGCAAGCGTGATCGCCTGCGCCGGCATCCTGCTGGACGCTGAGGTGTGCGACAAGCTGACAGACGATCGCCCTCCTGCTGCTGACGTCGGCGCACTGATTGGCGACATGGAGGACGTCATCGAATACGTCTACACGTTGCACGACGGCCGCAAGCCGCATCACCACACAGAGATGGACAAGTGGCAGATCGACTACCGCGAGGGGGCCGACTGATGGACTGGGCGCAGCCATTGATCATCGCGCGCCGGGAGCTGCGGCTCGCGGAGGGGGTGCTCTCGAAGGCGCCCCACGGGGAGCGCATCGCGTTCGAGGCCGCGCAGGCAGAGGGCGCTGCCCACGTGGAGCAGGCAATGGTGCAGCTCGCGAAGATTCTGGGGAGCGTGCAGGCATGAGGGGGCGCACATGATCGACGGCGCCGAGAAGACCCTGTTCGATGATCTGAAGATCGACCGGCTCCCCAACTGGGGCAGGTGGGGGCGTCAGGACTCTTGCCGGCCGGATCCGCAGCGGGTGGGCAGCACGATCGCCCGCATGGCGAGCGGCGTGCCCGACAAGGACTACGAGGGGGTGCCTGAGGCATCCACGCCGCAGATTGACCACAGGGATGCGGAGTTCCTCGATCGGTACATTCTTGCCCTTCCACCGCACCACAGGGACGTCATCAGGCGGCACTACTACCGGCAGCAGCCGATGCCGAGGATGCTGCTGGACGAGGCTGTGCGAGCCCTATCGTGGAGGCTGGAGCCATGACTGCGCACCGGAAGAAGAGTGGTCCGAGGGGGGACATGATCAACAAGGGCGAGCTGCTGGAGGTTGTGGCGGCCCTGCATGAATACGGGCTCGGTGGGAACACGATCGCTGCCCTGACCGGGTTCCACGCGAGCACGATCAAATACTACTTACGCGAGCTGGGGCTGCCGCCCATGACCACCACGAAGAGGGTCGAGAAGATCCTCTCCAGCCTGCCCCACGAGCTGAAGAACCGAGCCACGAACCTGAAGGTGAGGAGCGAGCTGCTGGACGCGCAGTACAGTGGCTCTCATCGGGCCGTGGACAGCGTCTTGCGTGGCTCGTGGTGCTCTGACGTCACCGACGTCACGAACCCTGCAGAAGAGCCTGTAGGGGGCTTATAATGCCCATGCGGATGCCCAAGGTGCGCCCGGCGATCGCGTTTCATGGAGAGGTGACGATGTCCGCGATGCGTCGCCGGGCCCGGCAGATCAACATGCAGCGCAAGCTGCGTACCGCTATGGCTCTCGGGTACATCGAGGCGCAGCAGCGTATGCAGGCAAGGCTCTCGATGGGCCACGGGCACGAGCACTACGACTTCGACGCCCCAGAGCCGCCGGTGATGCACTGATGGGTCCGCGCGACACATTGGACGACGACGACGACGGCGACGGCATGATGCGGGACTCGCTGGGCACCTACAGCGAGGCTCGGCTGGATGACCTAGTGCGGTACTCCAGCGTGACGGCCGGCCCCGTATGGAGCCCTATACGCCGTCCTGTGGCCCGGTGCGAATACTGTGGTCTGATCAGCCTGTATGGCGAGATCAAGTGCCCCGGGTGCGGGGCGATGCGGTGAGCTGGCCCGACAGTCACGAGAGCCTGTACGATTGGTGGAGGTGGGAATCCACCAAGGATCTGCTCCACGACAGGATCGAGCAGCGGTGCAGGACTGCGTCGGGCCTGTTCGCGATGGACGCTGGGCGAACGAAGCGCTCTCTGTCCCAGAGGTTCCGCCGGATCCGCGAGGAGGAGATTGCTGCGCTGCGCGAGAGGCAGAATCGCAGGCGATTCTCGCTGACAGATCCGCGCATTGTAAAGCTGTGGGCGAGCAAGCTGCTCCTGCAGGCGATGAAGCCAACCATCTTCGAGAGGCTCTATGAGAGGCGCGAATCCGGGTCAGGCCCGAAAGGTTGACCAGAACACTAAGGCATACACGGGCTCGGTGGCTACCCTGCCCGATGGGTGCAGCAAGCCCAAGCCGGTACCCGGCAAGGGCGGGGGTAAGCGCAAGTGACCATGATCGATGGGTTCTGGGTCGCGTTCGGAGCTGTTCTGGGATACGCGGCTGCGGGGGCCGTGATATTCGTTGGAGTGTCCCTCGTGATGCTTGCTGCGTTCCTGTGGGCGAGCAAGCGCTGAAATTTCCGGCCAATCGGAATGGCGAACAAGAACCCATCCCCGGCGACGCGCTTCAAGCCGGGCAACAAGGCGAACCCTTCAGGAGTGTCGTCGGACACACAGGCACTGCGTCAGCAGTTCCTGTCGGACCTGCAGAAGGCGTGGAAGGCTCGTGGTGCTGTCGTGCTGGAGGAGCTATCCCCGGCGGAGCTGGTGCGCGCTGTGACGGCGATCATGCCGAAGGAGCAGAAGGTTGAGCACGCCGGCAGCGTTGCCCACGAGCATTCAGCAGTATCGCAATTTGATCGACTCGTTTGCGACGCTCTCGGCCTCCGAGAGGCGGGCGACGTTTCGAGCGGGATGCACTAGAGACCTGTACTTCCTGCTCCGCTACGGGCTCGGCCGGGCGGACATGGAGAAGCAGTGGCTGCTCGATCGATGCAGGGAAGTGCAGGCGGAGCCTGATGGTCGCCTTGACCTGTGGGCACGCGAGCACTACAAGAGCACGATCATCACGTTCGGGCTCACGATACAAGAGCTGCTGCGGGATCCAAATCTGACGTTCGGGATCTTCTCGCACACTCGGCCGATTGCGAAGGCCTTCCTCCGCCAGATCAAGCAGGAGCTGGAGCGCAACGAGGTGCTGAAGGGGGCGTTCCCAGACGTCCTGTGGGCTGATCCCAAGAGCGAGAGCCCGAAGTGGTCCGAGGACGAGGGCATCGTCATCAAGCGCTCCTCGAACCCGAAGGAAGCGAGCATCGAGGCGTGGGGGCTCGTGGACGGCCAGCCCACCTCGAAGCACTTCTCACGGCTGGTGTACGACGACGTCGTGACGCGAGAGAGCGTGACCACGCCGGAGATGATTCAGAAGACCACCGACGCATTGGCGCTGTCGTACAACCTCGGGGCGCGTGGTGGAGTGCGTCGGTTCATCGGCACCCGCTACCACTACAACGATACCTACAAGACCGTGATCGACCGTGGCACGGCTCTGGTGCGTAAGCACGCCGCCACAGAGGACGGCACCGTCGAGGGCGAGCCCGTGTTCCTGACCCGCGAGCAGCTGGTCGAGAAGAGGCGGGACATGGGTCCGTACATCTTCAGTGCGCAGATGCTGCAGGATCCGAGTGCAGACAAGACCCAGGGTTTCCAGCGTGCGTGGCTGCGGCACTTCAAGGGGCAGCCGCTCGATGTCCTGCAGGGCTGCCAGAAGTATCTGCTGGTCGATGCAGCGAACGACAAGCGCCGGAACAACGACTACACCGCAATGTGGATCGTCGGGCTCGGCGCAGACGGCAACCGCTACTGCGTGCCCGTCGTGCGCGATCGGCTGAACCTAACAGAGCGAGCGGATGCAGTGTTCAGCATCCACCGCAGGTATCGGCCGCACTACGTGCGCTACGAGCGCTACGGAATGATGGCAGACGTCGCTCACATTCAGGACCGGATGGAGCGCGAGAATTACCGGTTCCACATTGACGAGGTGGGCGGGCAGACGTCGAAGAACGATCGCATCCGGCGGTTGGTTCCGCTCTTCGAGCAGGGACAGATATACCTGCCCGATACGTTCCACTACGTGGACTACGAGGGTCGCCCTCGTGATCTCGTGCAGGACTTCATCGAAGAGGAGTACGCGGCATTCCCGGTGCCGCTGCACGACGATATGCTCGACGCGCTCGCGCGCATCGAAGAGCCGGATCTGCCGCTATCGTGGCCGATGCCGGAGGAGCAGGAGCCGGAGCGGGACCGGTACGCACGCAAGTCACGGGGGAGCGGTAGCGCATGGACTTTCTGAACGACAGGGTCGGTGAGCCGGTGGTCGAAGAGGGTCCGTGGTACGACTCCGATGCTGGTGCTCTATCGCGCGTCAAGGAGGCTCGTCAGGACTTCCAGCGCTCCGGTGCGTCTGCGTGGCTGGAGGAGGCGACCGAGTGCATGAATTTCGTCGCCGGCCGTCAGTGGACCGACGAGGAGGAGGCCGCATTCGAGCAGGGCAACCGCGCTCCAGCGGTGCTGAATTGGATCCAGCGCATCGTCAACGCCATCTCCGGCCAGCAGGTGGCGAACAGGCAGGAGCCACGGTATCTCGGCCGCGAGGAGGCCGACTTCAAGAAGAGTGACGTCGCCACCGCTATCACGCGTTGGGTGCGTGGGCTCGCGGACGAGGAGGACGAGGACAGTCAGGCCTTCCGCGACCTGATCATCACCGGCATGGGGTGGACTGTGCGCCGGATGGAGTACGATCGCGACCCGGCCGGCATGATCGTGAAGGAGCGCTTGGATCCGCGCCGGATGCGATGGGACGCCACCTCGCGCCGCAAGAATCTCGCAGACGCACGCTGGGTGCAGTGCGACTACTGGTTCTCGCGTGAGGAGATCGCGGAGCAGTGGGGCGAGGAGATCGCTGATCAGATCACGGTCGCCCCCAACAATGCGCAGATTGACAAGAGCGAGCCCCACGACGCCCAGAACGACTGGCGGTACATCAAGAACCAGTCGCACCTTGACCAGCGCAACGGTGACTACAGGGTAGTCCATCATATCGAGTGGTGCCGTCACCCCGAGTATCAGATCGACGTCGAGGGCGAGATCGTCCCGATGGACGAGGAGACCTTCGAGCTGGCCCGGGAGCGTGCCGACGAGCTGGGAGAGCCGCTGCCGAAGTATGCGCGTCGTCTGAAGCGCGTGTACTACGAGGTCTGGTCGGTTGGCGAGACTGTCCTGCAGCGTGGGCTGGCTGAGATCCAGAGCGACTTCAGCTACCAGTGCGTCAGTGGGCTGCGCGACGACGAGAGGGGTCTCTGGTTCGGCCTCGTGAAGCCGCTGCTGGACCCGCAGAGGCTGTCGAACAAGTTATTCATCGCCACGATGCACGCGATCGCCACGAATGCGAAGGGTGGCCTGATCGTGGAGCGTGATGCGGTCGAGAACGTGCGCAAGTTCGAGGAGAGCTGGGCTCGTTCGGACGCTGTGAGCTGGGTCAAGCCGGGCGCGAACAGTGGCGGCAAGATTGCCCCGAAGCAGCCTCCGTTGCTGCCGCCTGAGATGGGCAAGCTGATGGAGTTCATGGTGCAGTCGATCCCGCAGATCGCGGGGGCGAACCCTGAGATGCTTGGTCAGGGCACTGAGGCTGGTCAGCCCGGCGTTGTGGAGTCGATGCGGACGAAGGCGGGCCTGATCGTGCTCGCGCCGTGGTTCGATGCCATGCGCCTGTACACGAAGCGCGACGGTCGGGTGCTGGCGGAGTACATCTCCAAGTTCATCAGCGACGGTCGCAAGGCGCGCATTGTCGGTGACGAGGGCATGATGGACGTCGTGCTCGATGACTCTCTCGACTGGTTGCGTTACGACGTCATTGTGGACGAGAGCACGCAGTCTCGGGACGTCAAGGATCGCACCTTCATGGCGTTGATGCAGATCGTGCCGGCGATGATGCAGATGGGTCTGCCGCCGCCGCCGGATGCGCTGCAGTACGCGCCGCTGCCGCAGTCGCTGGTGCAGAAGTGGCAGCAGGCGATCTCCGAGGCGCAGAAGCAGCCTCCGGCGCCTCCTCCGCAGGTTCTGGTGGAGCAGGAGCGGCAGAAGGGGCAGCTGCAGCTGGAGCAGATGAAGCAGTCGGGCAAGCAGGGCGAGGTGCAGGGCAAGCTGCAGGCGCAGGCTGCTACCGAGGCGATGCAATCCGAGACAGAGGAGCGCATCGCGCGGGCGCAGATGGCGCCGCAGGACAGGAAGCTGCAGGGCGAGATGCAGATGGCGCAGTTCCAAGCTGTCATCGACGCTCGCCTGACCGCATTCGAGGCAATCCTGAAGGGGATGTTATCGGCCATGACCAGCTCGCAGAAGCTGGCAATGGAGCAGGAGAGGGAGCAGACCATCGCAGAAACGCAGGGTGGGAATGGACATCAATCAAGCGAATAGCATCCTCGCGGCAGATCAAGCTGCCGAGCCTGAGACAGTAGCCGCGATCGAGGCGGAGCAGCCTGAGCAGGCTGCAGAGCCTGAGCAGACGGCGGAGTCTGAGCAGGCTGCAGAGGGCGAGCCCCAAGAGGGAGAGGAGCACAAGAGCGCTCCGCAGACGGTCCCGCTGGCCGTCCACATTCGAGAGCGTGAGCGCTTCAAGGCGGAGCGGCTGGCATTCCAGCAGCAGCAGCAGATTGTCAATGAGCGGCTTGCGCAGCTCTTTGCTGCCCAGCAGCAGGCGAAGCAGGAGCCGGAGCCTGACCCGGATACGGACCCTCTGGGCTATCAGATCCACCTGCAGAAGCAGACTGCGGAGCAGCTGCGCAAGATGCAGGAGGAGACCCTGCAGGAGCGCCAGCAGCGTGCTGCGATGGAGCAGCAGCAGCGTGCGGTGCAGTACGTGGCGGAGAAGGTCAATCAGGACGAGAAGGCCTTTCTCGAACGTGCTCCTGACTACAAGGAGGCGATCGCCCACGCCCGCAACGTCAAGTTCGCGGAGTACACGGCGCTCGGCATGACCGAGGAGCAGGCGAGCCAGCGGCTGCAGCAGGATGCGTGGGCTCTGTCCATCTTCGCGGCCGAGAATGGTCTGAATGCTGCGGAGTACGCGTATCAGGTCTCGCAGGCTCTTGGCTACAAGCCGGGGGCTAGGGGAACCAATTCGCTCGAAATGCGTCAAAAGGGTCAGAAGGTGGCTGTGGGCGGTGGTGCCGGTGGCAAGAAATCGGCGCCGACGTTCGCGGACCTCGCTGCCATGAGCAACGACGAGTTCGCGAGGCTCACGAAGGGCGACAACTGGCAGAAGTTCGCCGGTAGCTGATGCAACGCCACGGGGGAGCGCATCCCCCGCTCGTCTGACCCACGTACAAGGGTCGCCTCGTGGGGCTCTCCACGCTCGGGCACCATCGCTGCCCGTCACCAATGCGGTGCTCGCCTGTCGCGGCGTCTGAGCGGCATTCGACCACACATTGGGGACCAATATGGCTGCAACCAGCTATGGTGTAAACCATCCGCTGGCAGTCAAGGTCTGGGCGAAGAAGCTCTTCGTCGAGGCATTGAAGGCCACGTATGCGAGCAAGTTCATGGGCAAGGGCTCTGACGCCCTGTGCCAGATTCGCAGTGAGCTGAACAAGGGTGCGGGCGACCGTATCACTGTCGGCCTGCGTATGCAGATGACCGGCACCGGTGTCTCGGGTGACGGCACGCTTGAGGGCAACGAAGAGGCTCTCGCGACGTACAGCGACAACATCTTCATCGACCAGCTGCGCCATGCGGTGCGTTCGGGCGGCAAGATGAGCGAGCAGCGCGTGCCTTTCTCGGTGCGTGAAGAGGCTCGTTCGGGCCTGCAGGACTGGTGGGCTGACAGAATCGACTCGTGGTTCTTCAACCAGCTGGCCGGCAATACGCTCCAGACGGATACGAAGTACACGGGGATGCAGGCGACCGTTGCGCCGTCGAACAAGGTCTACCCTGCCTCTGTCAACGCGTCCGACGAGCTGTCGATCTCCACGACTGACAAGTTCAAGCTGGAGTACATCGACTACGCGAAGGAGCTTGCCGAGACTCGTACGACTCCCATCCGGCCTCTGAAGATCAACGGCCAGGACAAGTACGTCATCTTCCTGCATCCGTACCAAGTGACTGATCTGCGTGTAGCTACCTCGTCGGGCCAGTGGTTGGACATTCAGAAGGCCGCGATGGACGGTGGCAAGGTCAGCGAGAATCCGATTTTCACCGGCGCGCTTGGCGAGTACAACGGCGTGATCCTGCACCGGTCTACGCGCGTTCCGGGCGGCATCTCGAACGCGGGTGCTGCTGTGGCGAACACTCGGCGCGCGATCTTCTGCGGCGCGCAGGCTGCGCTCATGGCATACGGTGAGAATGGCGACGGCGAGATGTCTTGGGTCGAGGAGCTGTTCGACTACAAGAACCAGCTCGGTGTATCTGCCGGGATGATTGGCGGTCTGAAGAAGGCCACCTTCAACTCGGTTGATCACGGTGTCATCGTCATCCCGACGTACGCTGCTGCCCACGCGTCCTGATAGGGAGACACTGACATGGCTGCTACTTTCACTGCTACTGGCTACCTCACCACTCCCCGGGATCTCCCGGCGGGTGTCGTTGCCCAGACGTTCGAGTTCACCTACGCCGGCTCGTCCGCGTCGGTGTCGGACGTCATCTACATCGGCAAGCTCAAGCACGGCATCAAGATCCTCGACGGTTGGTTCTCGGGGGTGCCGGGTACGAGCGATCCGAGCACGTTCAAGGCTGGCTACGTTGGCGCGGATACCGCGATCTCCAGCGCAGTCACGCTTGTCGCGTCGGCCACCAACCGGATCATCGCGAACCTGCCGGTTGGCGTGAGCCTGTCGGCTGATGCCGAGGGTCAGCTGTACAAGCCCATCATCGTGACGAAGGTGACGGGCACCTCGACGGCCACTGCCGTCGTGCGCCTGACGCTGCTGCTGCAGAACGATCCGGTCTAATAATAAGACGTCGCAGTAGGGAGATGGGGGCGGAGAAATCCGCCCCCTTCTTATTTGGAGTGCCATGAACAATGAATTGCGGGAGGCGTATCAGCACGCACTCCATCTGCACAACTCTGGGAAACTGCAGGAAGCGCTTCCGCTGTACGAAAGGCTGCTGCCGCACCTGAACGAGAACGCGCACGTGCTGTACGCGGTCGGTTCAGCTCTGGCGCAGATCGGCAGCTACGGTCTCGCCACGGTGCTTCTGCACCGGTCTGTGGTTCTGGACCCGTCTAACTACGAGGCGTGGACGAACCTCGGGTTGTCGTACCGTACCGCCGGTCTTGTCGATAAGGCGATCGCGATCTACAAGCACGTGCTCGGCATGAAGGTGCCGGAGTCTGCTCTGCCGGGCATCTACGGAAACCTGTCCGGGTGCTTCGTCAACGAAGGGCGGCCGGAGGAGTGTCTGAAGTGGGCCGAGATGGGCCTGCGCACTTCTGACATCCCGCAGCTGCACAACCATCGTGCTCTCGCGCTGCTGGAGCTGGGCCGCTACAAGGAGGGGTTCGAGGAGTACGAGAATCGCTTCCACCTGCCGGAGTTCACGAACCGGGACTACAAGGGCGTGCCGAAGTGGGACGGCAGCAAGGTAGGGTCTCTGGTGATTCACGGCGAGCAGGGTCTGGGTGACGAGATCCTGTTCCTGACGCAGATGAGGAAGGTGCTGCCGCTGGCGGACGAGATCCACGTGGAGTGCGCTTCGCGCCTCGTGGGGCTGCTGAGGCACTCTTTCCGCGAGCATCCGCAGGTCAAGTTCTACCCGACGCACGATGCGGTGATGAAGGCTGGCCTGCAGCTCGATGCGTGGACTGCGATGGGCTCGCTGCCGGCGACGTTGTGGCCCTTCGAGCGGCACGTGTACCTGCAGTCGAGCCGGAAGTTCCTGCGTCCGCTGTCGCTTCCGCGCATTGGCATCTCGTGGCGCGGCGGCACGATGAAGACGCACGACTACTACCGCAACGCTCCGCTGGACTCGTGGAAGGTGCTGGTGCAGTCGCTGCGGTCGCGTGGTGCCGAGGTGATCTCGCTGCAGTACGGGCCTGCCGAAGAGGCTGCGCAGGTGCTTGGCGTCGAGCACCGCAACGCGGACATCGCGGACTTGGACAGCCTGACCGGGCTCATTCAGTCCTGTGATGTCGTGCTGTCGGTCTGCAATACCGCGATCCATCTTGCAGGCGCGAGCGGGACGAAGTGTGTCGTGGTAGTGCCGACGAAGCCGGCGTGGAGGTACGGTCTCACGGGATCGCACTCCGACTGGTACGACAGCGTCGAGTACGAGCGTCAGTTACCGGGCGAAGACCTCGGGAGGACAGTGCAGAGGGTGTATGACCATCCGCTGGTGCAGGGGGTGCTGTGCTGATCACCGAAGAGTACCGGAAGCTGAACGAGCAGCTTCACAACAGCAACGATGGGTATGGCAGGAGCGGCCACAAGTGGGCCGACGCCGTGCGACAGATCCTCGCGCAGACGAAGGGCACTAGCGTGCTCGACTACGGATGCGGGAAGAAGACTCTGCAGGAAGCGCTTGGGTTCGAGATTGCCAACTACGACCCGGCCGTACCGGGCCTCGATGCGCCGCCGGATCCTGCAGACGTAGTGGCCTGCACCGATGTTCTGGAGCACATAGAGCCGGAGTGCTTGGACGAGGTG